TCATCCCCAATGAATCTGTTGTTGCCCTGATTTTGCAGGATGCGGTAGCACGGGCACTACCTTACCCGGCGAAACGATAAACCGTTCGACCGTCTCAGTGGTGACAAACGTGCAACTGCAGTTGATGTTTGTGCACTGATGATAACGCTCTTTTGTCGTATCGGAAAAATAGCGACTTGTGCGAGCGTGGGCGGCGTAATGGCATTTTGGACAGTAAAACATGGCGAGCACCTCAGAGCGTTTTCAATGCGTTAACTTTAACCATTAAATCCTTTCATATCAAACACATAAAAAACCTTTATTGTGTTATTTCTTCGCTTTCATACTCCACATCCGAAACCTTAACCTCAAGCTCTAAGCCCGTCGTGTATGCGAGCCTCACAATGTAGTTATAAGCAATATTTTTGACGGTGTTCTCTGCGTTACCATTGGCGGCAACGGTGATGGTGTGGGTGTGTGACCCCATAACAACCGAGTGAGTGTGCGAACCTACGGCCACCGTATGCGTGTGAGCCCCAACGGCTACCGTATGCGCATGCGCGCCAGCGCTGGCCGCCGTGCCTGAAATGGTATGAGTATGCGCACCCGCACTCGTGGTAGGCGGACCATTTGGGTTGTTATTCTGTGCGTTATTAAACTCATTACGATCCACATATCGGCCAGCACCAGCCCCCCCCGCTGCCAACCCACACAGGGACGGAGTGGTTATGAGCACCTGCGCTTGCTGCTGTACCGGAAATACTGTGCGTGTGTGCGCCCGTGCTGTTTGAGGACTTTGTTCCGTAGTCAAAGGCGCTGGTCGTTTTCGTCCCGTAATCGAATGCGCTGGTCGTTTCAGTGCCGAGATCGGTTGATGTTGCCGATGCGCCGTGGGTGTGCGACTTAACGCCGTCTAACTCCTGTGACAGCACTGCGCGACCGCTTGCGGGTTTCCCTTTAATCGTCCAGCTGCGCATATCCGGGATGACGCCAAAAGGATAGGCTACCGCCAGACGTGGATATGCTGCTTTATCAAAAACTTGCCCTGCCATAATGGCGCTACCGGCTGGCACCGTATCAGACGGCCACGGAATCGGCGCACCTACCGGGTAATTGTTATATCCATCATGATGAATAAGTTTCCAGCCCTTAAAAACGCCAGCTGTGACAGCGGCAAAACCAATAACATTGCCATCAAAATCAATCCCAATGACGATGTTATAGCCCTGAGTATTAGAGTGTGCGGCGTTGATATATTGCTTCCACGTATGGCCGCCGGGCATGCCATTTTTTACAGAGGAGCCGTTAAAAAAGCCGCTTCGCGTTCTTAAATCAACAGCGACATCGGCAAATGATTCAGCATAGGTATTCAGGCCAGCACCTTTTGGCACGCGCCCTTCAGCATTTTCATTCGCTGACTTAGCGGCATCAAACGCAGCCTTAACTGCTTTCGGTGTCGCAGCCAGCGTCTCCGACGTGCTGTCGGTCGCGCTGCTGAGCTGGACGATGTCCTTTTGCGCCGTGGTGGCGTCCTGAGCCGTGTACTTACCTTTCGCAAGGTCATACGCTGCCTTAACCGCTTTCGGCGTCGCTGCAACGCTCTCAGACGCGCTGTCGGTCGCACTGCTGAGCTGGACGATACCCTTTTGCGCCGTGGTGGCGTCCTGAGCTGTGTATTTACCTTTCGCAAGGTCATACGCCGTCTTAACCGCTTTCGGCGTCGCTGCGACGCTCTCAGACGTGCTGTCGGTCGCATTGCTTAGCTGAGTAAAGCCCTTTGCGGTGAGCGTGGCGTCAGGATGGCGGCGGGACTGCTCATGCTCCGCAATTTTGTCGTCGACGTAGTCCTGCGTTGCCATCACCGTTGAGGTATCAATCGTCAGCTCGACTGACTCAATGTCGCTCACTATGATTACCATACGCACGGTCTGTGCGCGGCCTGACCCCTCCGCCAGCGCTGGCTTGTAGCTTTCGGCCATATTGCCGACCGCAATCAGCGTGCCGGTGTCATCATAGAGCCCGAGCTCGCGCATCCAGAAACCGCCGGTCTCCGGCGGGATAAGCAGTTCCGCCACGACGTAATTTTTATTCTTTTTGTCCTGGCTGATTTTGTTCAGCGCGTGACGCCATACCTCTTTGACGAGTTTTGTCTGGTTCGGGTCAGGCACCGGCAGCGTGCCGCCACCGTCACCCACGGCCATCGCCGTCAGGTTCACCTTTTTCCCGTTCGGGAGGGTCGCTGCAGCCAGTTTGATTGCACCGGCTTTGGTGATGACCGTTTTGTATTTCACTGTCATTGTGCTCTCACTTATCCGGGGTAAACCGTGATGATGTCGCCGTCATAGGACAGAGCGCCGGTGTAGAGGTAGCCGGGGATATCCTGAATAATATTGAGGCCAATTAAATGGCGGCTGGCTGGCTTTGCATCGGCGATAAGCCGCTCCATTTCGTAATACATTTCCTCGGTGATGCCGGTCTCCAGCACGCCGATATCGAGGCGAAATGTGCCGGGCGGGTCGTTTGTCTCCCACCATTCCGAGACGTTAATCAGGTAGCCGAGCGGCTCCACCACGCGGCGCACTGCGCCAATCGTTCCCTTGTGCGCATGGATAAACCACGCCGCGCGGATCACTTCCCGCTTTGTGTCCTCCGGCCAGCTCTCATCCCACCGGTCGACGGAAAACGCCCACGCCAGCCACGGCAGCAGGTTTGCCGGGCAGTCGTCGGGACTCTAGAGACGGCGCAGGGGTACGGGCGTGTTTTCGATTTCAGCGCAGGCGCGCGCCGCCGCGACCTCAAGTGGCGAGGAGCCCACCGGCAACAGGCGGGTATTACTCATCGTTACCCCCGATCGTCACGCTGTACTCGGTGCACCATGACGCCTGCGTGTCATTGAGCACTATGTCGGCCACCGGCGCGGCCAGCTCGACACGCTGCACGCCCTCGACGTGGAGCGCCGCATAGATGGCCGATTTACGGATGTCACGCCCGAGCCGGTGCTGCGCGGTGATATATGCCTGTAACTTTGCTTTTGCCGCACTGAGCACCGGCTCGCTTTCGGGACCGGGGTAAAGGTAAAGCGACGCGGTGATTTTATAGTCGACAATTTTTGCTGACTGCACGGTCACGCGGTCGGCAACCGGTCGGACGTCCTCGTCGTTAAGCGCAGTGCGCACAATGGCGAGCAGCTTGTCAGAGGCCACGCCGTTATTTTCACGCGACAGCACGGACACGGTCACGCACGCTGGCTCGGGACTGATGACGGAAATATCTGCGCCCCGCCCGTCGCGCTGCGGCCATGAAACTGATATGAGCCGGTAGAGCCTGCGGTACTCAACCCCTCAAAAGCCTGTTGAATGCGCAGGCGGTAGTCGGTGTCCGACTCCATAACGGCTGGCGTGGGCGGAAACGTCGTGTCGTCTGCAGGTGTGATGGCGAGGCGCTCAACGTTGTAATTTCCGCCTATCTGGTCGAGGTCGCTGTCAGCAGCGTAGGCCAACATGACCGCACGCGCGGCCTCGTTGACGCGCTGTCGCCAGATAACTTCCCGGTAGGCGTTTTCCTGCAGCAGCTTAACAATCGGCTCTGATTCGAGCGTCAGGGTGCGCGCGACAGCCTCCTGTTGCTCTTCGGGATATAACGAGACGAGCGTTGCCTTGCGTTCGCTCAGGATGCTCTCATAGTCCAGTACTTCCACGACATCAGGCGCGGCGAGCTGGTTCAGGTCAACAATTGCCATAGCGTTTAACTCAGTGGAATGGTAAGGGAAAAAGGCTGGCCGTTAGCCGAGCGCGTGCCGGTGATGTCGACATACAGCCCGCCGTCATTCTCTGACCGCTCAAAGGTGATGCTTGTCAGGCTGACACGGGGCTCCCATTTCTGGATCGCGGAATAACACGCGGCCATAATCTGCAGGCGCAGCGCCTTGGTCTGCGGCTGGTCAATCAGAGCCGACAGGAGCGAGCCGTATTCACGGCGCATAACGCGCGAGCCTATCGGCGTGACCAGAATGTCGCGCACGCTTTGCCTGATATGCTCGAACTCGGAGATACTGAGGCCGGTCTGGCTGTTCATTCCCAGATAACGCACCATCATTGCGTCCCCTTAGTCCAGCTTCCGCCGCTCTGTACGTTGCCGTGCGCGTGGTTATCCACCTGCACGCCGTTTGATTTCAGTGTCCCGCCGGTGTGCTCGATGTTCCCGGACATCTTCCCGCCTTGCTTCACTTCGAGCGTGCCGGTCGTCAGCTTGTTGGTGCATACCACCTCGGGTGTGTCGAGCGTGATGCGGGTTTCAGCTTTCACCAGCACCACCGGCACGGTGGCCGTAATGGAATCCGACGCGGTGACGTCGGCGGTTTTGATACCGGACACGGTGAGCGCGCCGCTTTCGGGCTCATACTCGATAACCGCCCCGTCAGGAAAGGCGACATGAATCGCATCGGGCGAGGCCGAGGGCGCGGGATGGTCGTCAGAAAAAATGCCCGGCAGCACAAAGGCCGTATCAAGCTCGCCACCGATGGCCAGCAATAACACCTGCTCACCGACCGAAGGAGCCCACCACAGGCTAGAACGACCGGCGCGACAGGTGAGCCAGTTAAGCCAGGTGGTTTGCACGCCGCCGGTCTGGACACGACACAGCCCCTCGTCGAGGTTAACGTCGGTCACAATGCCGGTGCGGATGAGGTTGCGAATCGCGCGTGCGATTTCCTGCAGAGAATTTAAATTATTCATGGGGAAAGGATGCCGCCGGACAAGGCCAGCAGCAATCAAGCGGGGTTTTATAAGATATGGCACAACAATTCTGGTATAATATTATATTTGGGAGTTATTCTTTACTAAAATTCAACCCCAACATATTGATTGCGGTATCAGCTTTAACGGTTTTGTAAGTTACAAACACCAAGATGCAGCCTCATCTGAATGAAACGACAAATGAAGACACCCACGCTCAAAAATAGCCTAACAAATTATAAGACCCGAATAATTTACAAGAGCAGTGAAACAGCCGAAACCAAACCTTTAACTTCATTCATCAGCAACTCCTTTCTCAGCTGCATCCAACTCCTGCGACGTAAGGGATTTAATTTCTTGATTCAATATACTAATAACCATAATTCTCTTTTGATCCTTAGATAAATCCGTTCTTTTTTCAACTGTTTTTAACAAAGTTGAAAGTCGCTCATCCAATGCCGTTCCATTGTAGGCGTCAATGATGGTATTTGTATGCATAAGCACCACACCCAAAACAAAGCAACCGACATAATGCACTGAATCGACATCAAACCAATTAGCAGCTATGATATTCCTGATCGTGTACACGCACATGAAAATAATATATCCAACAAAAAAACCAAATGCCGTACGAATAGGATGCCGCAAGAAGATAATGTCCAATGATTTATTCAATCGCTTTGAAACCATATCCATATCCATACTAGACATTTGGTAACTCCCCTGTAGTTTGAGTATCATCTGCAGTAGCATCCTTAATTGGATTTAGTATTTTCCGCCCTGCACCTCCTCCATCACCTGAATCAATGTCGTCGATATTCTCCCGAATAAACTTGATTAATTCGATTGCTTCAGATGTCGTCGTTCCAAAATAACCCTTTCCGACACGATAACTAACAACTTGATCTTTCAACTCAAACAAAACGTATAGCGCAACGCCAATGAAAATCGCCCAATAAGGGACACCTAAAAAAGCTATTGATATAGCACTAATCATTAGAACCAAAACAGCAATTAGTTTACACTTAAAATATTTTTTCTTCTCATTGAGCAAAAATAAATTAACTACAGTTTCGTTTTTATTGGCGTACGCACTGTCTTGCTCCGTTTTCAACATAGAATCCACAATCTCTAGATTCTTATATATCTCAGCCAATTCCTCATCGGCAAATTCCTTACTATCAAAAGCTTTCAAGTGCTCAACAGTATAACCATGCTGTTTTAAACGTCTTAATTTTGTAAAGTGTGCATATCTAACATAGATTCTATCTCGTTCTTTATTAAGATTCTCAATCTTTTCTTCCACATCATATCGCGTAGTGACAGAGAAAAAACCCTGTACTACATTCTCCACCCACAATGTAACAACCCTTAGCAATGCAAAAAACCTTGATATTATTTCACTCATTTTACCTCCTGCTAATGCTTGACATTATCGACACCGCCTTCCACATTGAATATTAAAATCGAATATAATCAAACCCTTAACCAAAACTACATTGCATTTCCAAACCATCCAATTAAAGCACAGTTTAAAAAATGCTGTTTAGGCGCAACTATACAAAAACATATTTAATTTTTGTACACAAAACTCAGCTTACACCCATAACCATATGAACGCACACTAACACTTTCACACAACTAGATACAATTTAACAATAATTGCTTAGAATGCAATAGAGTCAGCTTAAATAGGCAATGATATTTTCTTCAATCTCTCTTCTATCATCTGAACCTAATCCTAGTAACTTTCGCTCTGCATATCGCGCTTCATGTACGTGAGGGTTTGGCCGGTCTTTAAGCCCGTACTGGTGAACGCGCGCGATGCGCTGCACTTTACCTGTAAATTCCACGACAGCACTGTTTTCACGGCCAGTGGCTTTCATGTATCGGCTTGTGCGTAGCTTCTGGAACATCGCCCGTTTAATCCGCCCGGTCTTAGCCCTGAGAGGCTGACGCTTTCGCGCCTGATACGGTGAGCCATCCGGGGCTTTTTGCTGTTTGATACGTTGCTGTTGCGACTTGCGCAGCTCTTTAGCTATCTCACCAGCCAGCTTACGGCGCGCAGCCGGTGACAGGGCAGCAATCAGGCCATTGAGCCGGTCGTCAAAGGGCTTAAAGTCACTCATCCCATTTGCTCACCAGTTCGCCGTTGATGTAGAGCTCTTTTGACCGGGTGACGGGCTCCGGCTCAGGGGCATAGCTCACGTGCAGCGCCCCGTCTTCCTCCCTGATGAGGGTGCGCTCGATGAGCTGCAGGCTGATGCTGATATCGACACTGTCCTCGTCGTTTAAATCCATCTGGAAACGGTAGCCCTTTTTGCGCCCGTCATCGAGCGTGCAGATATCCGGCTGATGCTCACGCAGCCACGCGGCCACCGGCACGAAAATAAAATCAGGGTCGCCAACAAAATCACACACGATCACATTCAGGGTGTACATTTTCTCGTGGGACAGGGAAGCCGCGAGCCGCGCATCGATATTGCCCCCGTCGGCAAAAATGCGCATCATCTCGGGATTGGTTTTAAGCTGCGGGACGGCGTCAATTAACGCCTTGCGCAGGCTGATTGCTTTCTTCATCGAGTTTATCCTGACAGTCTTTGACGGTTTCAATTTGCAGCGCGCAGGCGGCGAGCGCGTGCTCAAGCCTGCTGATATCTGCACTCAGGTCGCCATTAACGACCGGATCGCTTACGTGAAGCGCAACATTCTGACGAGTACCTACACCCCGCACCCGTTGCTGTCACGTCAGGATTTCAGTCGCCTTGTGCTCGATTATCTGGTCTTTGCCAACGGCTATCTGGAAAAGCGTTTGAGCGTCACCGGCCAGCTCCTGAAGCTGGTAACCTCCCCGGCCAAATACACCCGCCGGGGTGTCGAGGAGGACGTTTACTGGTACGTGTCGGACTACACGCACCCGCACCAGTTCGCGCCCGGCTCGGCGTGCCATTTGCTGGAGCCCGACATCAATCAGGAGCTCTACGGGATGCCGGAATACCTGAGCGCACTCAATTCAGCCTGGCTGAATGAATCCGCCACACTTTATCCTCGCAAGTATTACCAGAACGGCGCGCACGCGGGGTACATCATGTATGTAACAGACGCTGCTCAATACAGCACCGACGTTGAAGCAATCAGAAAAGCCATGGCTAACTCGAAAGGAATGGGGAATTTTAAAAATATTTTCCTCCATGCTCCTAACGGTAAACCGGATGGCATCAAGATTATTCCGCTGAGTGAAGTCGCCACTAAGGATGATTTTTTTAACATCAAGAAGGTGATCGCCGCCGACCTGCTCGATGCGCACCGCGTACCGTTCCAGCTCATGGGCGGCAAGCCTGAGAATATCGGCTCAATGGGCGATATCGAGAAGGTGGCGCGTGTGTTCGTGCGTAACGAGCTGACGACGCTGCAGGAGCGTTTCAAAGAGATTAACGATTGGTTAGAAATGGAGGTGATCCGCTTTAAGGATTACAGCATTGAGACCGACTAAACCCAGCCAGAATGCCGCCTCCGGGCGGCACCCCCTCAGAGCGAGCCAGCCGCCGTACACTCGGCGCAACTGCGCCAACACCTCATTACCGACCGCATCCAACAGCGCGCCACCACGACGCGCACAGACGCGTAAAATAAATCCTGTCACCACGCCCGGCGCGCAGTGCTATCCCCGTCTCGCCTGCGCGCTTAACGGGTCGCTTTTCATGCAGGTGCATTGTCGTTTCTAACGCTTGCGTACCAAAGCCTTGTGTTATTAAATTTAGGGCAAAATACACATGCAAAAAAATGCACATTGATGCGATAAACGATAAGGAATTTTTATGGCCCGACCACCGAGAAATCCAGTACGTGAGATAAGCGATGCAGAAAGAACTGCGCTTGATGCAGAAATCGTTGCCATGCAAAAAATCACGGACCATCAAATCAGAGAATTTCCAGTCAGTGTTATAGTTGATAAATTCCAAACTGGACTAGAAACAGACGAAGCCGAGCTTTATATACCTGATTATCAAAGGGAATTTGTATGGAGCAACGTGCAGAAGTCTAGGTTTATCGAGTCACTGCTGTTAAATATACCCATCCCATACGTTTTCGTTGCTGATATCGGTAATGATGATGGGCGTCTAGAGATTGTTGATGGTAGCCAGCGCATAAGAACCCTTTACCATTTTTTGAATGACAAATTTGAGCTAAATGGACTGAAAAAACTCACTTCGGCAAATGGTTTCAAGTACTCCGATTTCACTCCTGCACGAAAATTGCGTTTCGACCGTAAAACAATCCGTATGATTGAGCTAACCGAACTTTGTGATGAGGAAGCGCGAAGAGAAATTTTTGACCGCCTAAATACTGGCGGTATTAAGTTGACTACAATGGAGCAACGTCAGGGGACTAATGATGGCCCATTCTTGGACTTGGTCAATCAACTATCTGAAGAGCCTATTTTCAGGAGCATTTGTCCTTTAAATGCAGCTCGCGAGCGACGTTCAGAATACCCTGAATTAGTTTTACGATATTTTGCTTATACTGATAAATATCTAGAGTTCGATAAAAGTGTTGATTCTTTCTTAACTGACTATTTAATTGAAAAAAACCGCTCTTATCGAGAAGAGCAACGAGCCTCTCTTACTGCACAATTCATGAACATGTGCCATTTCGTGATGCAACATTTTCCTAATGGCTTTAGAAAAAACGCAAATGCTAACACTGTCCCAAGAATTCGATTCGAAGCTATTTCTGTTGGTACCACGCTCGCTCTCATGCAAAACCCTCAGCTAATACCACCAGCAGTTGATGGATGGATAAACTCCCCTGAATTTATAACACATACACGTTCTGATGCGTCAAACTCAAGACCGAAAGTAAAAGCTCGAATTGAATTTGTTCGCGACAAGCTGTTAGGTGTGCCCGTGCACGATGTTATTGATGACACTGAGGAGTAAACCTCATGGTTGTAATGCAGAGCAAAATTCTTTTCGTAGAACGACGAGATGATATAGAAAAGTATTTTGATTTCGTAAAGTTTATCATTGATGACAAACCTGCTTTTTCTTTCAGAAACAAATTAACTGGCGTTGATGAAGAGAAAAAGATTGACATTGAAATGACTCATATTTTGAAAGCTAATATGTTCATTCTTTTGTATAACTTGATTGAAGCCACTGCTGCCAATGCTATTGAGGACATCCATAGCCAATTAAGCAAAAACCCTGATTTATGCGTTGATCAGCTATGTGAAAAAATCACCAAAATGGCTTTAAAGAGAATAGATAGTAATGTTGTCGGAAACATGAACTTTGCCAATGACGAAGTTGCAAAACTAGTACTTAGAGCTTGGTTAAATGAGCATGATAAATTGGTGAAAGAAAATAAAAACCCTTTATTCTCAGGGAATGTTGATGCTCGCGTCATCAGAGAAGTTGCTGATGAATATGGTTTTTCCTCAGTGACAAATGCTACACGCACACGAAATGGAGGGAATCTCGTCAAAATAAAAAAAGCAAGAAATTCCCTAGCTCATGGCTCGGAGTCATTTCTTAACAAAGGACAGGAGACATCAATTGATGCTCTTAAAGAATTGAAGGATGAAGTATTTAATTATTTAGAAGAAATTTTAGAAAATATTCAGCAGTATCTTGATGGCCAGTTGTATCTTAGGCCACCAATTATACAACCAAATCAGCAATTAGCTGTTTAGCTTTGTTCAGCTAGGTGAGTCAAAATTGATTTACCGATGACCTCACCTAGCCTAACAGGAACCGCATTTCCAATCATTCTGCCAACACTCTTCATTGAAATACCTTTTTCTGATGTGCAGAAAACATAATTTTTAGGGAAGGTTTGGAGTAGTGCAGCTTCTCGTAAAGATAGAGCTCTATTCTGCTCAGGATGACCAAAACGTCCATTCCCAAATCCATAGCACAGGGTCGTAATTGTAGGACTGGGTTTATCCCATTCCATACGACCGTATACACTGGCATAACCTTGACCACTTTCTCGAGCGTGGCAAGATGCAACTAACTCTGGGGGCCAATCTCTCCAGGTTCCGCCGGGCTTAGAGTGCATAATACGCTTCAGGTTTATTTCACTTAGTTTGCTAGCTTTATGCAAAGGATCATTGGGGTCTGTTTGACCTGCATTTAGCGTAGGCAAATTACCAATGCACTCTTTTACTGTGAGCGGAGTGTATGTATCAGGCTTTATTAACATTAATGGTGCCAACTTAGAAGCCAACAGTACATGCCTGACCCTATTTTGTGGGATACCATAATCTACGCATTCGACTTTGTCAGCCCAAATATAATAACCCATCGACCTAAGGCTATTGTAAAAATCATCATAAACTGAATGTTTTGTTACATCAGGAACATTCTCCATAGTAACTATTTCTGGCTTAACCTCTTTAATTAAACGCTCAAACTCATATAACAAAGGCCACTTCTTATCATTTTTCTTATCCTTGCCTTGAGTGTATTTTGAGAAAGGCTGACACGGAGCGCAACCGGCTAAAACTCGAATATCAGCACCCGAGAAAAACGTATCAATATCTTCTTTTGATACTAAGGATATGTCTTTTTCGATGAAGCGCGCTGAGTTATTGCTTTCATAGGCTACTCTGCAAGCACCTTCTAAATCGATACCAGCAACAACATCTAAGCCAGCAATCTCTAAGCCATGGGTTAGGCCGCCAGCGCCACAGAAAAGATCAACAACTTTAACTAGCATTTTTGTCTCCGGTTATGCACTCGTGAATTATACAGAGAGATCTGCGAAACCTCGAGCATTTTTCACCATGTTTGAGCTAATTCTCCCGTCCACTCATCAGCAGCCGGGAATTTGATTTTTTTATCGCCATAAATCACCGTTGCTCCTCGCGCCAGCGCGTCGAGTTCCCAGCGTTCCGGGATGATACCGTCCTGTGCCAAATCGAAACGAATTTTTGCGACACGCTCCCTTTCGGCTCTTGTCATACGGGCTGATGGCGCTTGCTCGCTGGTTTTGAGAGGCTTATTGCTTCTTTGCTGGCGATTTTTGCGCGGTGCGCCAGCTTTTAACGCCCCGTTAAGTACCTTCACGACGTCCGGCTCATTCCAGCCGATAACCCCGCGCTCAATCAGATTTAACACCGCTGCGGCTTGCTCAGACGGTGTAGTGGTCATAACTGGATCGCCACCGCCGGTGAGCTTTCCACAGTTATTGACAGGACTCCGAGGCGCGGCAGAGCCGCTTTTTAATTTCAAAGGCTCAACGGCCAAAACCTTTGGAACGATTCGCCATTCGGCTGTACGGGTTACATGGACACGGTGAGCCCCAAGGTGAGGGGCATAAATCCCGGCCACTCTCTCGATATCTTCCTCGTATTCGTTGACCTCATCCGTAACCTTACGAGCGACCCTGACCGCCTGAGCATCACGCGGTATGTTTGCCCCGCCCTGAGCGATGATATACAGGTCAAACTCCCCCTCATCTGCAGCCGCTCGCGCAGCCTCGACACGGTCGTCAAACTCGCTGGCAATACTCACCCCGCTCGGCAGTTTGCGGAGCTCGCGGTAAGCGCCCATCGTCGGGAGGCCAATCAGTTTAAATTGGGGGATGCGCCATGTAGACGCCCATGCGGTGACGGCTGCGGCCGTATCTTTGAGGGGCTTGCCAGTGTCGTGGTCGAGCTGGCCGTCGAGCGCGTAGCCGTCGATATTTTTGGCAATGTATTTAGCGATATAACCCGCCGCGCCGCCCTGATTAAGGTGACGTGACTCGAAACGCTGTTTTGCCGCACCCTTTTCGTGTCCGTCCTCTTTGAGGGCGTAACGACGCATAATGTCGTTAATGGCTTTACGCTGATCGGGTTTGCAAAACAGCATCATGTGCCAGTGTGGCGTGCCGTCGTGGTGCGGCTCGACAACGCGCATCCCGTAAACGTCTAAATCGTTATCTTTGAAAGCGGTGCGTATCAGGCTCCAGATTCGGCAGAGATATTCCCCTGCGCGTCCACTAGTTGACTGCGGATCAGTCATCTCGACTACAGGCAGCTTGCCCTTTTCAATCATGCCTTTAACGGCTGCAGGTGTTTTACCAATGAGGCGCGCGAATTTCTGATATGGAACCGCATCTGTTCTACTTACAAGCTAGTTGTTCATCTGCTACGATTCTCCTTTAGTGTGATTAATTGCTCTTAATGGGCTTTAATTGCTCTCACTAGATAACCCAATAAGAGCAAAACATCCCAATAGGGGCAATATTTTCTCCATAGGAGTAACCATGTCAACCCCGGTATTTGAGAAGATAAAGCTGATTAGAGAGTCAGAGAGATTAAACAAAAGGCAATTCAGTGAGTTAACAGGGATAGCGTATAGCTCTCTTGCTGGTTATGAATCCGGCGACAAAAAGCCCGGAGTTGAGCAAATCATGAAAATCCTGCAACACCCCCGGTTCACAAAGTACACGTTGTGGTTCATGGCCGATCAAATAACACCCGAAGCTGGGCAAATTGCACCGGCTCTCGCGCACTATGGACAGCAGACAACAACATCGTCCCACTCAGACCAGAAAACTGGCTAACCATCTACGGGGCTTATTTGTGCAGTAAATGCACAGTAAGTTTTTGCTATTTAAATCAGGAAATTGAAGTACGCAGTAACATCATCGGGAGGCTTTATGTCTGTTAAAAAGCTCGATGATGGTCGATATGAACTGGACATTAGACCGAGCGGGCGTAACGGAAAACGCATCCGTCGGAAGTTCTACAAGAAAAGCGAGGCGATAGCTTTTGAAAAGCATACTCAATATAACCATCACTCAAAGGAATGGCTTTCAAAACCAACGGACAAACGCCAATTGTCGGAACTGAAAGAGTTGTGGTGGAAGCTGAAAGGTAAACATGAGGAACACGGTCAATCTTATCTCAGGAAAATTGAGCGTTTCGAAACGATGACCGGAAACCCGTGCGCTTTCCAGATCACCAAGCGCCTGATAACGCAATATTATGCTCAACGCCGGGGTGAAGGTATTAAGCCAACTACCATCAACCGCGACCTAATCACGCTAGGTGGGATGTTCACAACCCTGATTGAGTCAGAGCTCTATAACGGTGAACATCCATTCAGGGGATTCAAAAAACTGAAAGAGCAGACAGCCGAAACGGGCTATCTCACTCTTGAGGAAATTGACGCCTTACTAGCTGCGCTCTCAGGTGATAATCGTAAAATTGCGGTTTTATGTTTGAGCACCGGGGCAAGATGGGGAGAAGCGGCACGGTTAATGGCGGAGAAAGTGATTCATAACCGGGTGTCTTTCGTTAAGACGAAAACCAACACACCGCGCACGGTCCCGATCTCTGATGACGTTGCGGCTTACGTAGTCGGCAAAACACGAGGCTTTCTGTTTCCTGAGGCCACTTATGCTGACTTTAGGCGAACCCTCAAAGAGGTTAAGCCCGATTTACCGGCCGGACAAGCAACACATGCGCTACGACACTCTTTCGCCACGCACTTTATGATTAGCGGGGGCAACATCATTACACTTCAGAGGATCTTAGGTCATACGAAAATTGCGCAAACGATGGTCTATGCGCACTTCGCTCCTCAGTACCTGCAGAGTGTCCACAATGTGTCCACTCCCTAG